TATTAGGGTTGGTGTCATACCATCTTAATGATAACCTAACCAGACAGGAGCTAGTAGTAGAGAAGGATAAGGATAAGCAAGTAAGAGAGGCTATCACTTCTCTAACAAAAGATGAGAAGCTATTCCAATTCACTCTAGGTGTAGATGATGACCCACTAGATTTGTTAGATCAGATCAGGTACTTTGCTACTGCCTGTGATTGTAAGTATATCTTCTTTGAACCTATTCAAGATTTAGGATACAGTAGGTATGGGGATGAGACACTTGAGTCTTTCCTCTCTAGTCTCAGCACTAAATTAGCTAGGCTTGCTACTGAATTGAATGTGGGTATCATATCTATTGCACATGAGAATGATGATGGTCAGATCAGAGACTGTAGGATGATTGGTAAGAGAGCATCAGTTGTTGTGCAGCTTAAGAGAGACAAGATGAATGAGGATGAAGAGAGGAAGAACCTTACTGATCTGCTTGTTACAAAGAACAGACCTGCCTCTATGACAGGACATGCAGGTACTCTTAAGTTCAACCCTGATACTTTTGTATTAGAAGAGTACCATCCACAACTCTAACATATGTTAAACTTAAAGGAGAAAGAAGATGATTGAATACAAAGTTAAAGTATACAGTAATGGGGCTAAGCATTGGTACTTAAATGGATGGCGACACAGAGAGGATGGTCCTGCTGTTGAGTACAGTAATGGGTCTAAGGCTTGGTACTTAAATGGACATCTACACAGAGAGGATGGTCCTGCTAAAGACTACAGTGATGGGTCTAAGGCTTGGTACTTAAATAATACTGAATACACAGAGAAAGAGTTCGACCTAAAGATGAACCCTGTCACAGTGAAAGAGCTATCTGTCTCTGAGATTAGCCAGCTTCTAGGCTATGAGATTAAGGTAGTTAAGTAAGACTAACAACTGTTAAACCTAAAAGGAGAAAGAATATGACAAACCCTAATCAAACTGACATTATTGAGTACACTGATGCATACTTCAAAGGTGTGCAGTCAGCACAAGATGAAATTAAACAGAAGATTGAAGATAAGTTCCAGCTATGGGAACAGGAAGGGTATGTAGATAAGGCTGTAGCAGCTAGTGTTATTTTTAATATGATTAGTGTAGAGGATTACTAATATGATAGAACACACTGAAGAAGAATGGGATGAAATCAGGGATAAGCTAAACTGGCTGGACAGTTTGGAGGCTGCTGGTGTAGATAATTGGGATGGGATATCCTTTGCTCATGAGTTGTATGAAGAAACCTATGCAGATAAGGAGTATAAAGGAGACTGATATGGATAAAGTCTTAGCCTTAGACTGTGAGACTAATGGACTAGACCCTGATAGGGTATGGTGTGTTGGTACAGAGTGGATAACAACAGGTGAGAAGAGTATGATCCTGTATCCAGATAAGATTGAAGAGGAGAAAGAGAAACTAATTAAGCTTTGCAATGAAGCTGATAAGATTGTTATGCACAATGGTATTGAGTATGATGCACCTGTACTTAACAAACTAATCAAAGCAGACCTTATTCCTTTCCATAAGATAGTAGACACTATTGTTATCCTTAGGCTTATAGACTTTAACCTTGACTTCAAAGGACATAGCCTTAAGCAATGGGGTATTCGTATAGGGTTGCACAAAGGAGAATGGACAGACTGGAATAACCCTTGTACAGAAATGTTTGACTACTGTCAACAGGATGTAACCATAACAGCAGAACTTTATAGAAGAAATAGGAAGTTTATTTTAGATGAAGCAAACAAAAAGGCTATTGACATTGAACATGAAATCTGTAGGGTATGTCATCAGATGCATGTTGATGGATTTCACTTTGATAAGACTCAAGGTCAGTATCTACTTGCTGAAATTGAGGATAGTTTATCTACCTTAACAAAAGAACTACAAGAATCCTATCCTCCTAAGTTAGTAGAAGTTAATAGTATTCTATATAAGAAGAATAAGGAAGGAGAATTATATAAGAATGTAAAGAAAGCTATTGACACTTACCCTAAGTGCAAGGTACAAGGGTCTAACCTTATCTGTTATGACTATGAAATCTTCAACCCTGGTTCACCTAAACAAAGGATTGAAAGATTATGGGAGTCAGGCTGGAACCCAACAGAGAAGACTAAGACTCACTACCAATTTGATAGGAACCCTACTGCATTGAAGAATGCCACAATAGAGGAGAGGAGAGATAAGTTCAATGTATATGGCTATACCACAAGCCAGGAGAACCTTAACACTCTGCCTGATACGGCACCTACAGGAGGCAAACTCATTGCCAAGTGGCTTACACTGGAAGGCAGAAGAAGTTCCCTTACCGAATGGCTCAACCATGTGGGTGCTGATGGAAGAATCCATGGGAGCTTCCTACATATTGGAGCTTGGACACAGAGGCTTGCTCATTATAACCCCAATGAGGCTAACATCCCATCATCTTTCCATGGACAACCAAGTACACCTGTGGAGGAAGTTAAAGCAAAGTATGATGGCCCAATGCGAGCACTTTGGGGCGTACCTAGAGGAAAGTTCCAAGTCGGTACAGATGCTGAAGGTATCCAACTAAGGGTACTAGCTCACATCCTTAAGTCAGACTCTTATGTTAAAGCTATCTGTGAAGGTAACAAAGAAGATGAGACTGACATTCACAATGTTAATAAGAGAGCACTAGGTCTTAACCATATTGATAGAGATGATGCTAAGACATTCATCTATGCCTTCTTACTTGGAGCAGGTAATGTTAAGGTGGCTCAGATACTACAGTGTTCTACAACAGTAGCTAAGCAAGCAGTAGATAACTTCATTCAATCTATTGATGGGTTAGCAGAGTTTAAGAAGAACCAGATACCTGCTATTGGTATGGCTGGTTACTTCATAGGCTTAGATGGAAGGAGAGTACCAGTAGCTAGTGCATATTTAGCATTAGCAGGTATGTTACAATCAGGTGAGGCTATCATTATGAAACATGCAACAGTACTATGGCAAAGGGAAGCTCAACTAGAGGGTATTCCATTCAAGCTGTTGACATGGCCACATGATGAATGGCAGACTGAGGCTAACAATATGGAAGAGGCTGTTAGACTAGGTGAATTACAAAGACAGTCTATAACACAAGCAGGTCTTGACTTAGGTTTGTATTGCCCTATGTCAGGGTCAACAGAGATAGGAGTTAATTGGAATGAATGCCACTAAAAAAATAGCCTTGTTGAATAGTATAAGAGAGACAGATAAGCTGGTCTCAGAGGAGATTAATTGTAGGTCTGACCGGCTTATTGAAGATACCTTTCCAGAGCTGAGTAGACTTATGGAGATTGCTTGGAAGTTAGATGAACAGATGGAAGTTTACATCTCAAAGAAGATTACTAAGTTAGAAAGGAAAATTGATAATGACTTTTAAGAAATTTCTATTGACATTAGGTGTCATTTGCTTTATGTTCACCTTCCCCTTGGCTAAGGCTAAAGCTGCAATGAACTGTGCAGATGCTAAAGGCTTTAAGGAAATGCAGAAAGAACTTGACATGGTTCTGTTAGGTATCTATAAAGCAGGTACTGAAGAGAACCTACTAATGTTTAGAGATAAGGATGGGGCTATCCATGTGGTACAGCCTATGCAAGAAGGTAAGCTTATGTGCCTTGTTGTTCTATTTGAATCTGACTCTACCCAATCTTAACTAATAAAGAATAAGGAGAATATAATATCATGGCTAATGGTGAAACGAATTACATCACAGTAGATGCAGAACTTAGCTGGGCTAAAGTCTTTGAGTTTAACAGAGACATGGGTTCACCTGATTACCCTAAGGCAGAGACAGATGGTGAGTACCAACTTAACCTTACTGTTGATGAGAAGGATAAGGATAGGATGATTGAGGCAGGTATCCCTGAGACCTCTATGGGCTGGCCTCAGTTCAAACCAGCAGAGGATGGTAAGTTTACTTACAAAGCAAAGCGTCCTCATAAGAACAAGTGGATGGTTGATAAAGAAACAGGAGAGAAGGTTGTACATGGACCACCTGATGTGTTCTTCTTCCAACAGTCTGTTGATAAGATGAAGGCAGAAGGAGGTACTGATATCAATAACTATCTTGTTAACCATAACACTGATGTAGATGGTCTCATTGCTAATGGATCAGAAGCTAAGGTTAAACTCTCTGTCTATGTTGATGGTAAGAAGAGGATTGTTAGATTGGAAAGAGTAGCTCTTACTACATTCATTCCTTACTTTGACCAAGCCTCTACTAACTCTGCTGTAGATGAAGAGACAGGGATTGCTATCTAATATGCCTCTACTTGATACCCTCATAGGGGATATCTATTCTGTGTTTAGCTCAGACCTAGGTAAGGATAAGATTAAAGACTTATCTAATAACCTAGCTGAGTTAATCCAGAGTAGGCTTAGTAAGCAGAACAGCCATGCTAAGAGAGGACACCTAAGAATGTCTTCCCTTGGTATGGGCTGCAAGACTAAGCTCTGGTACTCTGTCAATGAACCTCAGGAAGAGGGCAACATGCATGGTAAAGACTTACTTAAGTTTATGTATGGGGACATCATTGAAGAGTTTGTTCTATGGGCTGCTGAACTAACAGGACATACTGTAACAGGTAGACAGGGGGTGATGTATGGGCCTAATGGTTTGGAAGGACATAGGGATTGTGTCATTGATGGTGTCACAGTTGATGTTAAGTCAGCCTCACCCTTTGCCTTTGAGAAGTTTAAGAAAGGTGGACAGCTACTACTGGAGGGCAATGACCCCTTTGGGTATATCTCACAGATGTCATCCTATCTCCATGCAGCTAAGGATGATGACACCGTAACAGAAAAGAATAAAGGTGTGTTCCTTGTGGAGCAAAAAGTAACAGGAGAGATTGTACTTGATGAGTATGACCTAACAGAACAGGTAGCCAACAAAGAGAAGGAAGTTATGGATGCCTTTGCCTTAGTAGAAGGTGAGAAGCCTGACTATAGAGTACCTCCTGTCCCTCAGAAGAAGGGTGGTGATAACCTTAAGCTTGCTATGATGTGTCAGTACTGCTATAAGAAGAATGATTGTTGGCCTGAGCTAAGGACATTCAGATATAGCAATGCTGATGTAGACTTAGTGAAGGTAGTCTCTACACCTAGAGTACAGGAGTTAGTTAAGAGTACTGGTAATGATGATGACGAAATCCAAATCTAATAATAATAATAAGAGAGGGAGAAGGAGAGGTAAGACTTTTGAATTGAGGTCAGGTTTAGAAGATGACAATAGAGACTTGCTGAAGGTAAGTAAGATAGACTTTGAGTATGAGACTATCAGGATACCTTACAAGAGTGTCAACACTTACAAGCCTGACTTCATCCTCTTAAGCAATGGTATCATTGTTGAGACTAAAGGAAGGTTCTTCCCTTCTGACAGATCAAAGCATCTAAAGGTAAGGACACAACATCCTAACTTAGACATCAGATTTGTATTCACTAACAGTAAAGCTAAGCTCAACCCTAAAAGTAAGACTACCTATGGTGAGTGGTGTGATAAGAAAGGATTTAAGTATGCTGACAAACTTATACCTACCCTATGGCTATCAGAACCTCCTAACAAATTGTCACTACAGTCTATCACCAAGCTTAAGACAGGAGGAGTCTAACACATGTTAAGCTTAGAGGAGAAGGTAGCTATCTTAGCTAATGACTACGACTTGGAAGATGTAGTGAATGACAATGATATGGAAATATTTGATGTCATCATGCTGCTTGTTAACAGAGGCAGGATTAACCTAGACCTTTACTTTACAGAAGATCAATTAGAAATGGAGGAGTGAGAATGTCTTTTATGGAGAAGTTAGAAGTAGTTCTAGTAATGTGTGTAATTGGTACAGTTACCTCAATAGGCTTAAGTGGATCATACCTAATGTTTAGCATAGCCTTAGACCTATACAGTAGAGGATTCTAAATGAGTACAAGATTTAAGTCTAACCTAAACCCTGAGTTCAGATCAAAGTTCTCAGAAGATATCTTTAACCACAAGTACAGACATGAGGGTGCTGAGACTTGGAATGACCTATGCTCTACCTTAGTCCACCATGTATGTGATGATCTTATGGCTAAGTCTGATATGGATCAACTCATACAGTATATGAAGAAGATGTACTTCCTGCCAGGAGGTAGATACCTTTACTATGCAGGCAGAGACAATCCATTCTTTAACAACTGTTACCTTCTTAAGGCAGAGGAGGATACTAGAGAGGATTGGGCTGATGTAAGCTGGAAGTCTGAGTCATGTCTTATGACAGGTGGTGGCATTGGTGTTGACTACTCAGTCTATAGAGGAGAAGGAACACCTATCCATAAGACAGGTGGTCAAGCATCTGGTCCTATCCCTAAGATGAAGATGATTAATGAGATAGGTAGGAATGTAATGCAAGGAGGCAGTAGAAGGTCTGCCATCTATGCATCTCTTAACTGGAAACATGCTGATGTAGAGGCTTTCCTTAAGTCTAAGGATTGGCAGAACATGATGGTAGGTGGCACAGGACAGAGCCTAGCTGACATCAAACAACAAGACTTCAACTTCCCTGCTCCTATGGACATGACTAATATCTCTGTCAACTATGACACTGAGTGGGTTATGAAGTACATGGAGACAGGAGAGTATGGGGATGTATTCCTTAAGAATGTGGAGCAAGCACTTAGTACTGGTGAGCCTGGGTTCAGTTTCAATTTCTTTGACAAAGAGAATGAGACACTCAGAAACGCTTGCACAGAGGTCACCTCTGAAGATGATAGTGATGTGTGTAATTTGGGGTCTCTCAATATGGGTAGGATTCCTGATCTGGCTACATTCTCTGCTGTCACAGAGTTAGCTACTAAGTTCCTTATCTGTGGTACACTAAAGGCTAAGCTACCCTATGAGAAGGTATACCAAACAAGAGAGAAGAACAGAAGACTTGGCTTAGGTGTTATGGGAGTCCATGAGTGGCTCATTAAGAAAGGATATAACTACAATGTGGTACCTGAACTTCATCAGTGGCTATCTGTATACAAAGGAGTTAGTGACCAAGTTTCTAAAAGCTTTGCATATGAGAAAGAGGTCTCTACTCCTGTTGCTAACAGAGCTATTGCTCCTACTGGCAGCATTGGTATTCTTGCTGGAACTTCTACTGGGATAGAACCTATCTTTGCAGTAGCATACAAGAGAAGATACCTTAAGGGTGGTGACAAGTGGCACTATCAGTATGTTGTAGACAGTGCAGCACAGGAGTTGATTGACCTGTATGATGCTGACCCTGACAAGGTTGAGTCTGCTATTGACTTGGCTACTGATTATGAAAGACGTATCAAGTTCCAAGCTGATGTACAGGACTATGTAGATATGTCTATCTCCTCTACTATTAACCTACCTAAGTGGGGTAGTGTAGAGAATAACCCTGATAAGGTTGTTGACTTTGCTAACACATTGGCTCAGTATGCTCCTAGACTAAGGGGCTTTACTGTGTACCCAGACGCGAGTCGCGGTGGCCAGCCCTTAACATCTGTCCCATACAGTGAGGCAGTAACACAACTAGGTGAAGAGTTTGAAGAAGGGATTGAAGCAATGGATATCTGTGACTTGACAGGAGGCGGTACATGTGGAGTATGACAAGTGTATCAGATGATGACACAGACAGTTGGAGTAGGGCTATACCTGCTGATGTTGCAGATAGATTGCAAGAGCAATCACATGTATACATACCTGCTAGGGTATCCCTCTCAGAGTTCTATAGGAAAGATAAGACTATGACAAAAGAAGAAGATCAAGTTAACCAACCTTCTCACTATAACACAGGAGAGATTGAGTGTATTGATTACCTCAAAGATAACATGCCTGCTGAAGCTTTTAAAGGCTACCTAGAGGGGTGTGCTAAGAAGTACATGCATCGGTACAGGTACAAGGGTAAGGCTAGTCAGGACATCTCTAAGGCTATCTGGTATCTGTCTTACTTGCAGAAGGAGTTGAGCAATGAGAGAGGTTAAACTCACAGAGAGTGACATAGTATGGGCTTGGACTAGGACAAAGGATGTAGGTATCATCAATGCTCATAGACCTAATGCCTTGGCTGTGTTACTAGGTAGTATTGGGGAAAGGGTTATCCTCAATGACCTTAAAGGTTCTCAGCTTAAGTCTACAGTTGAGTATGATATCCTCTATAACAAGAAGAGAGTAGAGGTTAAGACACAAGCTACATCTGTTACCCCTTTGCCTGAGTATGAGGCAGTAGTAAATGCTAGGTCTATGAAACAATCCTGTGATGTATATGGGTTTGTTAGAATCAAAAATGATTTGACAGTAGCATGGATACTAGGGTATATGGGTAAGCATGACTTCAATGCTAAGGCTGTGTATGCCCCTAAAGGGACTAAACTTAAACACAGAGTTCAAACATGGGACAAATGGTTTGTCCAGATACAGGAGCTAGAAGATGAAATCAAATAAAAAAGTCTATGTAGTTATGCAAGGTAGAGATGATGAGACAGAAACCTTTGCACTAGCTGCTTATAGCAGTAAGAGTGTAGCTAACAGTATCACCAACCAATACCAAAACCTTAAGATGATTGGGGCTGTTGACTCAGACACATGGTGTGATGTTATTGATGTCCCATTCTATGATGACCCAGTAACAGGGGAGGTAGAGGTATGATTGACAACTTCAGCCCATCAGTTAAACTTGTACTACAGTCAGAAGGTAAGTTCTCTACTGACCCTAATGACCCAGGTAACTGGACATATGGTAAGGTAGGTAAGGGTGACATGAAAGGAACCAAGTATGGTATTAGTGCTGCTGCTTGGCCCCTACTAGATATCCAAAACCTTACAGCACTGGATGCAGTAGAGATTTATAAGAAAGAATACTGGGATGAGATTAAAGGAGATGACCTATCCCTAGGTCTGGACTACTTTATGTTTGATTTTGCTGTTAACAGTGGTGTAAACAGAGCAAGTATGTACCTACAGGAGGCAGTAGGTGCTACTCAAGATGGGATCATTGGTAACAAAACACTAGAGAGAGTGAGACAACAAGATGAACTAAACATTATCATTGACATGGCCCTAGATAGATTGTTATTTATGAGAAGCCTTAGTGCTTGGTCTACACAAGGTAGAGGCTGGACTAACAGAATGAAACATGTAACACATAATGCTATTGATATGTGGGTAGAGTGTGTAGATGACTGATGTAGTCTTAGAGTTAGATAACTCTTCTACCCTAACAGAGAGGGTATGTTATTATGCAAGGATCAGCAACAGAGAGAAAGGAGTAGAGGATGCTGAGAGGCTGGTGAAGTACCTGATTAGGAACAAACACTGGTCCCCTTTTGAGATGGTAGACTTAACCTTCTATATCCACACCACAAGGGACATAGCTAGACAGATGCTTAGGCATAGGTCTTTCTCCTTCCAAGAGTTTAGTCAAAGATACTCAGACTCTGTTGTTATGTCTACTCCTAAAGAGGCTAGACTACAGGACAAGACTAATAGACAGTCTTCCCTACCTAATGAAGACCCTTATACTAGAGCTAGGTGGGAAGGGTTACAGAACCAAGTAAAGAAAGCAAGTGAAGAAGCTTATAAGACTGCCCTGTCTATGGGTATTGCTAAAGAAGTAGCTAGAGTTGTGTTACCTGAAGGTTTGACCTACTCTGAGATGTACATGAAAGGTTCTCTTAGAAGCTGGATACACTACCTACAGGTAAGACTTGATCCTACCACACAGAAGGAACATAGGGAGGTAGCACAGTTGATCTACAATGAAGTAGAGACTGTGTTCCCCTTGATTAGGGAGATTATTAAAGATGAAGACTGATACAATTAAGACTATGGTATCTGAAATTGTAGGGTATATCCCTATTAACCACTATGGCCACCCTTATAGGGCTATCACTAGGAGTGCAAGTGAGGAGAGGGTAGAGCCTCTTAAGGTATATAACAGTGAGAACAGAGCTAAAGCATATAGTCCTGTAGGTAAAGCAAGAGCAGTGTATGATGTAGCCTATAACACAGTACAAAAAGAGGACTAGCAGGTATCATCCCACTAGCCCTCTGATGAAGTAGCCCCTTAGGTGTAAAAGCCTAGGGGGTTATTTTTGTTTACTGACCTAAGTTAATCTCAAATACCTCTGCTGGTTTGTCATTAATCTTAAGGGTAGCAGCCCATATCCTTGTAGCTTCAAACCATGAGGCACCACCTAATGCTTCCTCTTTAAGTTTCTCATAGGTAGCTGCATCACCCATCTCTCTAGCAAGGAGAGCTTCCTTAAGCTTATCTCCTTTAGGGCCAGGGTTGAAGTCATACTTATCAGAGATAATGATGTCTCCATTAGCAGCTTTTCTAACAGTAGCTTGACCTAAGAAGGTAGCCATTCTAAAGTTTTCATCACTTACAGTCTTACTAGCTGTATTTACTAAACCACCAACAAGAACTCCTTTACCTGTTACACCCCAAGAGGAGTAGTCTAGTTTGTTCTTACCAGAAGCTAAGGCTTCACCAGCTTTTTCTCTAAGAAGGGTTTTGTCATTGTCATTAAGAGGTACATCCTTAATATCAATCTTACCTTTACTTATGTACTGTCCAAAAGCTTGAGCATTAGCCCAAGGCAGTTGTCTAATAACAAGGCCCGCAATAGGAGAGCCTAATCTTACAAGACTTTCAGCAGTACCAGGGTCTAGTTGACTTAAGGATTCTGAGTTAAGACTAATATTAGCTTGATCCCTACTCTGTTGCCTTAGCTGTGCTGCTGCTAGTGTAGGGTTAGAAGGAGGAAGGTTGTTTTGTTCCTCTCCTCTAACAGGAGGAAGCCTCATAGGTTGGTCAACACTAAGACCTTCTGGTCTAGTAGGGATAACACCAGACTTCATAAGTTTCTCAGCTACTGACTGAGCCTCCTCATCTGAACCAAGGCCTAGTGCTTCTCTTACTGAAGTAACCACACCACTTAGTACACCACCTTCAACAACTTCAGCACCCACCTTAGCTGTAATAGGAGGCTTACCTGCTTCTGTCTGTCCTTCATTCCTTTTGAAGTAAGCTTTAACAGAACCTACTGTAACATCATCATTGTTAAGTTCATCTCTCCAATCCTTATTACTCTTCCAACCAGCAGAACCTTTCTTATACAGGACATACTCATCAGTACCATCCCATCCTTTAGCTTTAGCAGGAGCAGCTTGCATAATAGCAAGAGGGATACCTGGTTTGTATTTCCACCTCTTAAGGTACTTACCATATAGAGCTACTTGTTCAACCTCTGACATAGCTCTAATCTTCTCAGGAGTAGTGCCTAAGTCTTTAGCAGCATCTTTTGTAATCTGGAAGATACCAGAGGCAGAACCATCAGGGTTCTTAACAGAGGTTCTACCCTTTGACTCTCCTGTAACAACACCCTGTAGCTCAGAAGCAGGTACTCCCATATCAATGAGAGGTTGGTAAAGAGGGTTGTCCTGTACAACAGAACTATCCACCAGATTCTCTAACCCTGAGGTTTTAGTTTCCTTAGAGTACCTATCAGAGACAATAGAGGAGAGCCGAGTCACTCTCTTCTGAGCTTCATCTCTTGTTAACATAAGCTTTAAAAGTGAAGGAACTTGATCTAAATTGCCTACTTTTCTGACATAATCAGAAGCTGCTCCAGGCCATCTACTTCCCTTTAAGTTTCTAAGGTCTCCCTTCAGATCAGAACTATTGAAGGCATCCATAATTTGCTGAGCTTCAAAAGCAGTAGCTGGACCAGACTCAAGGTTAGGGTTGGTTAGTTGAGCTAAGGAGGTGGTTATCCTACCATCCTCTTCAACTGTTATTGGCATTCTTCTTACCAGACTATCTAAAGGCTTCTGTGCTTTATTTAACTCCATTTCAAAAGCAGGTTTAAGGTAACTAACAACCTGTGCTGTAGCACCAGGGTCTGATTGATAAGCTTTGTTTAGATTAGTGTAAAACCTTTCATTAATCAATGTGTCAGCCACACCAGAGGGAAGGGCTGAGAACTTATTGTACCTCATAAGAAGACCTAGATCACCAGCAGACTTAAGCCAAGCCTGTGTTCCTTCTTGTGTAGCTAAAGGATTGGTGGTAAGGAGGTCTCTGTGTATTTTGACAGCCCCTTCAACTTGAGACTTACTAGCTCCCTTCCAGAAGTCAACTCTTTCCTGTAATTCAGGAGATGTGCTTGGATCAGGAGGTGTGTCCTCTCTATTCCTATCACCAAACCCAGGAGGTGCTCCAGCTAAAAGGATATCTAACCCAGGTGTCTTAAGAAGAGGAGCTATTTTAACTGGGTCTCCTTCTCCTCCTCTTTCTGCATGGTTGAATAGGTTTTTTAAAGTTTCTGCAAGATCGCCCTTTAAGTACTGAGCAGCAGTAGCAGCATCACCAACCACTCTCATAAGTACTACCTGTTCAACAGGGTCTGGGGTTGTAGATCGAATAACACTCATACCTGCTTGTAAGATATCATTCTCTTTAGTAGATTTGTCAGCTAAAGAATGAAGAGCTTCTAAACCTTTATCTGTCTGAGCTACCATATCAGTGAATTTACTATAGTGCTTAGGGTCAACACCATCAGGTATCTTAAATTTGTTAACAGAGGCTATCTGGTTAAAGATAAGCTGAGCCTTAAGGATTTCTTCTTTAGTTACAATAGCTCCTTTAGCTACCTGAGCATTTAGAGAAGACAGGATAGGACCAACTGATGATAGGTAACTTTGAGCAAGGTCATCCCCTCCCTTTTGTTCCACCCATGCTGCATTAGACAAGGCTGATTTTCTATTAACTACATGCTGGGCTGCTTTCATCTGTTGGTTCATTAGCCTAGCAGAGTCTTTAATCTCCTCAGTAGAGGCATCCTGACCTAATCTATAGGCAGCAGCAGAATACAAAGATTGTCCTTCAGCACTCTCAAAAAGGTCTTGCTCAATACTTTGTTCAAAAGAAACACCAACATCTTTCCATTCTTTTCCTGTCACATTAGTGTATACCTGAGCATAGGCTGGTTGATGAAGAGAAAACCCTTTGTTGTTCCAGGCGGATAGAACCTTCTTCTCAGCTAATGCCCCAGCAGAATCACCTTTAGTGTCTCTAATGTTCTGAGCCTGCTGCATCTGTATAGAAAATTCCCTAACAAGACTAGGATCAACCTTAGAGTCTGAACCAGAGGAGGATTTACTCCCACTAACACCAGCCTTAAGGAAGTTATTAGCTGTGGAAGCAACATTTTCCATAAAGGAAGTCTCTTGAACAGGGGCTACAGGCTGTTCAAAGGCTATATTGGTTGAAGGTTCTGGTGTAAACATGTTAGCCATTACTCATTGTCTCCATTATTCATAATATTGGTTATAGTCTTTTGGTGATGCTTGTTGTCTCTTTCAATAGCTCTTTTTAACAGGTTATTAAGCCTATCCCCACTAGACATAGGGTTTACCAGCAGCTCCATAAGCTCTTTATTCTGTCTATATGGAAATTTAAACAACTCTATTTGGTCTCTGACCTCACCAATCATAGCAAAAGCTTTGTCTTGATCTGTTTGGTCCCCTGTATCCAAAAGTCTAAAGGCTGCATTGAGAGAGTTGTTAGCCTCTTTCTTAAAAGCTTTAAAGTTTTTAGTCTCATTAGAGAACTCCTGAGAAGCAGCCCATAACTCTTGTCTCTCTAAGTTACCAAAGCCTAACCCAGCTATGATAGCATCTATTTGGTTTTGTTCAGCCCCTATTTCAGAGCCTGTGCTAGACACATAGGTTTGATATTCCATAATCTTGTAAGCTTTAAACTTAGCTGACACACCACCAGCAGTTTCAGCTACTCTCTTTATTGATTCCCACCCTAGGTTAGGTCTATCACTCTTAAAGTGCATAAGACCTCTATATAGATTACCTATAGCACCAGAAGTTATTTCAACAGAAGGACCACCAGCAGCTTCAATAGCACCATCTTCCACCAGTTTACTAATCATATCAGTAATACCTTGAATAGGAGCTAGTCTTTTACTAATAGCAGGTCCACTATCTCCTAAGGCCCAATGGCTTAACCCATCAAAGACACCTCCTTTAAGAGCTTGAAATTCAGTAGACCCAGGTTCAATACCAAACATCTCAGACAACTCTACTGCAAGACCCTGAGCACCGACACCATACAAACCATAGAAAGGAGCCATAGCTGTAAACAACCTTACTCTTTCAGCAACTGACATACCTTTACCTACAAATAAAGCCTCTAAAGCTCTCATTGAGAAGGTCATCCATTGCATAGGAAGTTTACCTAACCCTTGTTGCAGCTTTCCTTTAGAAGCTCCTGTCATATGCATAGTAAGAATCTGCTCTCTTGTTGTTATAGCCCTTCTAGCTTGGTCATCAAGGATGGTGGCACCAGGGTTCTTCTTCATGTACTCTAAGGATGCTGTAAGGATACCAGAGAATCTACCCATACCTTCACCAGCCTTGAAAGGAAGCATACCCACTTCTAAGAGAGACTTAGTAGTGTCTTTAGCTTTAACTGCTGCTGATCTTACAGGGTTATAATTAGCTCCTTGGTAAGAGGGAGACTTAAAACCCACACCAGTTCCTTCTTGAATGGCATTACCATCAATGATAGGTCTACCACTTGTCCTTAAGAACTCTTCAAGCTCAAACATCTGCTCATCAGTCAAGCCAAACAACTTAGTCATTCTCTGTTTAAGAAGGGTTCTAGTAGGACCATCACCTAATGTAAATAGAATCTTCATAGGGATAGCCATAATCCCTCCCTTCATGCCCTGTTCAGGAGACATAGCTGCAATAGCAATAACATGTTGAGACTGAACAAAGAACTGAGCAGGGTTAAAGAAACCAAAGGCTGACATGTAACCTATGGACAATAGGTTGTTAACAGGGTCTCCTATATTGGGTTTAAACCCTGCACCAGGAATCCACTTACTCATAGAGGTGTCATATACAAACTCAGCTATGCCTCTGCCAAGCCTTTGCATAGACAGACCTGTCTCATCTCTTAAACCAAGCCTTCTCATACCAATATCTCTAAGTTCAGCATGTTTAAGAAGGAAAGGATCATCTCCTACATTCTTTATATTAGCTGACATAAAGAGTCTAAGGTAATCATCCTTAGGGATAGTAGGATCAGAGAACCAGTCAGCTACTTGAGGCAACCACTCTCCTGTCTCATCCTGTAATGTCTTAACCCAGCCTACAGTAAGTTTTTGTGTGTACTCTGCATGAGCAATAGCATGAGAGGAGTTAGTAAACTGAGATAAGATTGAATTGATAGGGTCTTCAAACCTATGAGTACCTCCTCCATAGGTAGGAAGAATACTATCACTTCTACCTGAGTTTACAGCAACATAGTCACTCCAATTCATACCTGAGTATGCTGAATTATCTCCTAACTCTTTTACAATCTTATCATTCTTACCTTTAACTACAAACTCAGTAGATTCATCAAGACCATGAGCAAGCATGTGTGCTCTAAACTCAGCTAAAGTATTGATAGAGTCATTCCAACCATTGTTTCTTTGTATAATATCATCAATGTTAGGCAACCCATCTCTTATAGCAATACGGATAGTGTTGAGTTGGTCAGCTGCTGCTTTTGCTTCTTTAAGAGACCTAGCTGATAACACAGTTTTGATAACTTCACCTGATGCATTAATGATAAAGTGACTTAATCTCTTATCCATTCTACTCCCACCTGGGTTATAACCAAGCAGGTCTGTAATCTCCACAACTCTAACATTTCTAGGATGTACAGCATGTGTATATACTCTACCTCCTTCTTCTAGGGGAGACTCAAGTTTCCATAGTCTTGTCTGAGGAAGAGAACCATTTGTTACAGCAGGTTGCCAAGCTCCTCTGGCTGTACCATCATAGATTTTATCTACAAGGCTGATAGGAATATCAGTTATAGAACCTACCTCTTTAGCAGGTGAACTCTTACCAACTACAAGCTTAATAGACTGACCAAAACCTCTCTCTACAAACTTCCTTACAAGGGTTGTACCCTTAAGCATATAGTCTGCCTTCTCAATGTCAGCCAAAGCTTGATAGGCATCCCAGTCTTTATCAGTAGGCAGGGTGCCATCAGCATGTCTGGTCATCCAAGTAGTGTCAAATTCAAGTCTGCTAAGACCTCTCCTTAGGTGAGCATGAGCACCATCTCTAAGCTCTGTATATACAGCAGACAAGGCATGTTTAGACTTATTGTTAAGACCTCTAAGAGCCTTTAGCTGTGGTTCAATAACCTTAGCAAAGCCACTGTGACCAGCCTCAGCCATAAAGGCTTGTGCTGTGAACTCTTCAATGTCTTGGTTAGCTGAGCTTGCAAGATACTTACCTATCTGCTGCCTTAAGAGACCCATACTGTTAGGGTCAGCTCCTGCTGCTCCCACAAGAGGAGAGGTATCCAGTCTGTGATTGACCTCAATAAGGAAACCCTTCTCAACATCATTAGGATCAACCTGTACAACATGACCATCCATAGCTTTAGCTTTAGCAGGCAGATCAGCAGGCATAGCAGACCCTACCTGTGCTCTTACAGCAGGCTGTAAAGGTCTGAAAGGTTTTCCATCCCTCTTTGTACCGAACCTTGTGGTCAAAGTATAAAGACCTAACCCTTCATTCTGATAAAAGAAGTCATGCACAGGTTGACTTACTTTATTTGAATACCTTCTTGCAGTAGCTGTAGCTAGATTGATGATCTCATCAGTATCAATAGCTCTGCCAAATGTACCTAAGTTAATGTGGTAGTCAGTCATTCTTAGAATAAAGTTATCTTTAATCCTTCTTACAGAAGCGCCTAATGAACCTCTAACTGAGGTAGGATGGGGATTAAGAATACCTGGACCTGCTTGTGCTTGGTTAGCTGCAAAGCCTCTAGCATTAGGACCAACTCTTTCAATGTTAGCCCAAGCTTCTTCAGCAGCCTGACTACCACCTGATCTAGCTGCCTGTGCTACAGCATTGTTAGTTTGACCTGTTCCATAAGGAAGAGTTCTCCTTCCTGCAAAATTACCTGTAGCCCTGCCTATAGCTGTTGTACCTCTTAATCCTCTTGCTACTGTACCAACAGAGCCTAACAAGTCTATACTAGATAATAGTTTACTATTGTACTGGCCAGGATTAAAACCTTCATTTGCAATAGCCTGTTGAACTCTTGCCCAAGCAAAGAAATTATTCCCTGTTAGAACACCTTCTCTCTCAATCTCATCTAAAACTTCAGTAAACTTATCATCAAACTCTTTAGGGTCTGTCCTGTAGAACAGATCAACAAACTTCTCTGTTAGTTTTCTATCTCTTTCTGAAAAGGATTCATATATATCAGCAGGGAGTCTAGGTCCATAGTAGTCTAACAAGTCAAAGACATAACCTGACCACCATCCTGACCTGTTCTCCATCCTTTCAGATAGAAGAGCACCAGCCCTCTCTCTATTGTGTTCATAAGCAGCTTCTACACTGTCCATATTAGGGTTATCAATAGCTGCTGCACCTGCTACAGTAAAAACAGGAGCCTCTTGGAATTGGAAAGACTTTTTGAAGGACTGTTCAGCATTATCCATGTACTGTTGGATAGAATTTCCTTCTAGTACACTGAAATCAGTTAACCTGTTCTTCATCTTATCAGCAACAAAAGATTTAGCCTCTACTCTTTCCATAGGCTGACCTAAGGAGGCTAAGATATTTGTCTCTTCCTCTGGAGAAGTTGGTTTGACAATAAAGTCAGAGAAAAGTTCCTGACTTTCTCCAAAAGGATCATCAGTCTCTTCTGAGAACAGAGTATCTGTGTTGACTTCTTCTACTTCTTCTGGGTCCATATTAATGTCCTGCTATTCCTAAGAAAGGGTTATGGGAAGAACTGTTAAAGGGAGAAGAAGGAGCCTTTTGACCAGTCTCACCTCCAAGAGCACCGCTTATCTTACCTGCATTACTAAAGATGGACCCCTAAGCCAGCTACAGCACCAAACCCTGCTCCAATAGAGGCAGCATCAGCAGCCTTCTGGTTAGCTACACTGATAACATCACTCAATCCACTCATCTGTGTAGAGAAGCCTAGAGCCTGTCCTGTCTGAGAGCCTTGTGAGGCTACACCACCTGCTATACCAGAAGAGAAGCCACCTCCTGTAGCAGCAGTAGCATTAACAGACCTAGACCTATTGATCTGGGCTTCTCTTAAGGCTTGTACTCTGCTACGTCTAGCTGTTTCTTTCTGTTGAGCCTGTTGTGCCTTCCTTGCTTTCTTCTGTTGCTTAGCTTGTTTACCTTGTTGTACAAAACTACCTGCTGTCCCTACAGCAGACAGAGCTAAACCTGCAATTGCTAATGTAGCTGGTCCTGGCATATTAATTAATCTCCTTACAGTATGCTGTCTCTAGTTTATAGAAGCCAAATCTATTATAAGCCTTCTCTAAGTTTTGGACACCTTCCATATCACAAAGATATGCAAGGTTTACTCCCATGTCTTTAGCCCATTGCTCATAAGCTTTGATTAGCCTAGCAAAGGCCATACCACCTCTATGCTCTTTAGTGATAAACATAGCTAACTCAGTTGCCATAGTAACATCTGAGAATAGATGAGCAGTAATAAGTCCTGCTAACATCCCTACTATCTCACCATCCTTTTCTAACACAAAGATTTCTGTGTTATCAGATGAGATAGCTCCTTCTAAATTAGCTTGTGTCTTCTTGTTATTGAACTTACCATACTGCCTAGGGCTTTCTTTACAGAATGCATTACATAATACTAAGACATCAAAGACATCATCTAGTTCAGCTTTACGGACGATTGTTCCTTGCATTTAACTTCCCATAACCTAGTAGAATAAAGTCTTTACCTGTTTCACTTTCAAACTTAAGAGCTACAGACCTACCTCTACCTCTAATCTTAAGCCTTGTGTTAAGTACTGTATCACCTGGGTCAAACTCTGTCAAGTCATTTTCATTAACAATAGGAACTCTCTTAAACCTATAGGCTTGTTGAGTACTTGTACCTGTAGTCTTAAAGTCCCACAAGGCTGTCACCTTTAGAGAAGAAGGTCTTACTAAAGAGTAGCTACCATCCCCATTTAAGCTAAACCCTGTCTCAGTTCTCTTAAGGACTACATCAATGTAAGGAGAGTTCTTCCTACCCATTAGGTCTCCCATAAAGTCATAACCCCCTACTGCATAAGAAGAGTAGTTAGCACCTCCCCAGTCTAAGAAGTCTGTACTATTAAAAGCTCCCATAGTCATAGTTTCTGTAATAGAATTGTAACACAAAGCTACCATGATAGAGTCACCAGTCTCAAAACCTTCTTTAGTATCAAAGAAGATAGGAACATCAAACTCATCAGTTACAATAACATCAGACTCATCAAGAATATCAGTAGGTGTTTCCCTTGCTGAGAAGCCTGTATAATATGTAAGGCCTAGTAGATGAGGAGAGTTTGTATCTAAGTCTTCAATCTTCCAAGGGTAGAAGGCTGTAAGTACTAGGTCTAGTATGAGGACATTGTTATTCTTATGGTTAGTAGTCTCTCCATTATTAGGATAGACCCAGTAGATTTTCTTATTCACTTCATCATAAGAACCTTTTGCTTTTACTCTAGCTTCTCCTTCTATGTTATCAAAGAACTCCTGTATAGTTCCAATAGTAAGGTTCTCTTCTGAACTCTGAAAGGATGCGTTATCAAAACCTAATCTGTGGATACCAAAGTCTGACCAC